GCTCAAGCATGCCGTCGAACTGGATCGATGGTCAGACGAGAAGAAGGCGGACTTCTATGCCCGCCTGCAGACTGCATGGCAGGACGAGAAACCCGCAACCTTTGTTGGTATCCAGGCTACTGTGACGCAGTGCCTCATCCAGACGGAAGATATCTATGGCCACTGATTACCCTTTCCCTAAGGCAGTCGACTTCGAGAACCTGTCGGCCAAGGCCAAGAAGAACTTCAACCCTACGGGGTGGTTGCTTCAGCCTAAGTGGGATGGGTGCGCGCTGGTTGTGACTGTTACTGGAGGGCACGGCACCCCGCATGTGGCTGTAAGCACAACCGCCAGTAACAAACCCGTGTACTCTTGCGACCACCTTGCGGAAGAGGTGAGAAGATACTGCGGGCGCGGCGTGTATGTAATGGAAGCGTGGCGACCGGCGGAGTTGTTCCAGGACATCAGTGGAATGTTTCGAACCCATAGAGAACAGCCAGCACTTTGCGGTCGGTTGTTTGATGGGTATCTAGATGGATGTTCGGATGATAGATACTCTAGCCGCATGGCAGACATACACGCAGCTCTTCCGTTTGGTGGGCCAGTCCTAAGCGCGCACACTATGGCGGTGCCTTTTTCCACCTGGGACAATGCGTGGGTGGAGGCTAGATTCTGGCAAGCCCAAGGTGGATATGATGGATGCATCTTGCGCAACCCTAACGCTCACTGGGAAGAGGGCCGCAGCAAGGGTGACATTGTCAAGCTCAAGCCACTGACAGACTGGGATCTGCGGGTCACAGGCATCAAGGCCGACGTGGGCGAGAAGACAGGAAGGCCCACAGTGGCCCTGGAATGCGCCTGGAAGCAGGGGCAAAAGCAGTTCGTAGCCACTGGCCTCACCCACGAGGAACAGGCCAACGCTGCCCGTTTTATTGGCTCGATTGTTACAGTTCGTGGCATGGGCCTGACCGCTGACGGATTCATCCGTGAGCCCCGATACATCACAGTCCGCGAGGACAAGCTGGAGGCTGACTACTGATGACTCACCATATCCAGAGCCAAGTTGAATGCGAGCAGATCATGTACCATGGCGGCATCCGTCGTGCCGAGGCTATCATCAGCAAGGCCGAGGATAAGGGACGTGCCATCAACAATCCATACTCACGTGAGATTATGGATGAGTTCGTAGTCCCTGTGTACGAGTTGATCCTGACAGACTGCAAGACTAAGAGAGCGGGTCAGAGGATGGCACATACTATCCTGCTGGCAGAGCTTGACCTTGAGGCAGTAGCCGTTCTGGCGGTACGGGCAGCGATCAACAACATCATGCAGAATGGTGGCGTCGGTAGGCACCGTGATATTGCATACTCCATTGGCACGTCGGTGCACAACGAGCTGGTGCTGTCTGCCTTTGCCGAGCTGTACCCAGAGTTGTACCACACACTGTCCCGGGACTTTGGCCGACGCCTATCTAAGGACGAGCGCCACCGCATCACGGTGTTCAAGATGCAGGCCAAGCAGCGGGGCCTCTTCGTCCCTGAGTGGCAGGTAGGTGCACGTGATCAGGTGGGCCTGTATCTCCTGGGTATCCTAGAGAAGGCCGGCATGCTACTGATTGCTGAGCCTGCCATGCGCCGTGGCAAGCAGGACCAGCGGGTTGTGCAGATGGCACCTGACATAATCGAGCGTATCGACGCAGTAAAGAGCTTCACTGCCATCACCATGCCTGTGTACGGCCCGTGTGTAGAGCCCCCACATGATTGGGTGACACCCTCGGATGGTGGCTTCCATACCAAGGAACTGCGCCGCATGAATCCCACTCTTGTGCGGCATCGCATGAGTAGGTCTAAGTGGTTCGCTGAGGCCAGCATGCCCGTAGTGCTCAAGGCAGCCAACACGCTTCAGCGCACTGCGTGGCAAGTCAACGTCCAAGTCCTGGACCTTGCAATGGAGATTGCCAAGACCCACACTGTAGGTGAGGTACTCTCCCAAACAGATACCCCAAAGCCTCTCCCACCCGCGTGGCTGAACACAGAAGAGAAGGCCGACAAGGAACTGTGGAGTGATGACCAGAAGGCGGAATTTAGCGCATGGAAGCGGCAGGTAGCAACATGGCACACCAACCGCAAGCTGGACGGCACCAAGTTCGGCAGATTCTATGCTGCCACCCGCGCCGCTGAGATGTTCCGATACAACGAAGCGATCTATTTTGTGTACTTCGCGGACAGTCGCGGTAGGTTCTATCCAATGACTTACGGGCTCAACCCGCAAGGCGGTGATCTACAGAAGGCACTGCTGCGCTTCAGTAAGGGCCTTCCACTGGCCACCAAGGATGCCGAGATGTGGTTCCGGGTCCAAGGCGCCAACAAGTGGGGCTACGACAAGGCTACACTGGAGGAGCGAGAGCAGTGGGTCAAGGACCGGGACGACATCATCCTGCAGTTCGCCGATGACCCCATAAACAACCGTGGGTGGGAAGATGCGGACTGCCCTATGCAGTTCCTGGCCTGGGCACTGGAGTACAAGGAATGGCGCACGTCGCCTAACACGTTCGTGTCCCATTTGCCTGTGTCTATGGACGGATCATGCAACGGATTGCAGAATCTATCGGCCCTGTTCCGGGATGAGATTGGCGGCGCAGCAACCAACTTGATCCCGTCAGAGAAGATGCAGGACATCTACGGTAAGGTTGCCACCAAGACCGAGCATCGGCTTAGCAAGCATACATACACCACGGACGTAGAGACAAGCATCCAGAAGCGATGGCTTGCTCATGGTATCCGAAGGACAGTGGTTAAGCGGGCAGTGATGACAACACCATACGGTGTCACCAAGCGTTCTGCCCAGGACTACGTTATATTGGATTATCTCGACAAGGGTAATGTGCCCGAGTTCAACAAGAAAGAATTCAACGCTGCTGCTAAGATCCTCATGGAGCATGCGTGGCCTGCAATTGGTGACGTAGTGGTGAAGGGCAGACTGGCAATGGACTGGCTGAAGAAGTCAGCTAGTACCATTATTAGAACTACACCGAAGGGTGCTGACCCAACGATTGCATGGATAAGTCCATCAGGTTTTCCAGCACTGCAGTCCTACTACGAGATTGAAATCCACCGAATCAACACACACCTACATGGGCCGTGCAAGATCCGAGTCTGGACAGAGATTGACAAAGCAGATAGCGCAAAGCATTCCAACGGACTAGCCCCGAACTTCGTTCATAGCTGTGACGCTGCTCACCTACACCTTACCACTGCCCGCTGTGCTGACGAGGGAATCACTGATCTAGCCATGATCCATGATGACTACGGAACACACGCTGCCAATGCCAACAAGCTGTACCACTTCATCAGACAAGAGTTCGTGAAGATGTACCAGAACCATGACCCTATCGCAGAATTCTGTGCACGCTATCCTAACCTGGATTCACCACCGGATAAAGGAACACTCGATATAACCCAAGTTCTGAAGTCACCATATTTCTTTACCTGACATCTATCTGAGTGACTGAGCGCCAGCGATAGTCGAACCCTATAGGAGATACATATGAAGATCCTAAGTGATAAGCAGTATCAGAATCAGCTTGACTGCATCAGCATGCTGCAAGAGAAGCTTAATACAGAGATGGAGCGCAGGACAGAGAAGACAGTGACTACCACTGTTACCAAGGTCCGTATCGAGCAAGCAGTATTCGATGCACTGCAGAATACGTTGCCTGTTCCGTGTGTGCCCAAGAGCGAACTGGAAGCAGGAGTGTTACTCGGTGTGCAGATGGTGTTGGAGAAGATTCGTAAGGGTTGGGTGGTATGAAGCCCAGCATAGAAGAGCTGGAGCTTATTGTAGAAGCAGTAGAAAGACTGCATGTACAAAGCTCTGCTGCACAGATGAAATACGCTGATATAGAGAAAGCATGCGAGCACATCTGGAATGCGTGGCAGAACGATAGGCTGAGTGTAGTAGGCGACTTCGCCGTACTGTTCAGCGTAGGCACCCTGTGGTATTCTAGTGACCCTATGATCTTCGAGCAGTTAGTGATTAGGTTCCAGAAGAAGGTGGGCAATCCAGTATCCGACGTAGTACCCGTATTAGAATCTCTACGCGTGAAGCACAACTGCGTAGCAATCGTAACTGGTGACGCCCAACGGGGCCTTATGCGGCCTGTATACACAGGGGCGGGGTATGTCACAGTCGGGGAACAATTCTTCAAGGACTAATCATGGGATATCTCGAAGAGCAAACCGGGCTCGGTGGCTTCATTCAGGACTACGACATCGGCGGGGGCCAGCTAGTAGTGAAGGAGAAGAAGCGCAAGCATGAGGCACAGCGTGCAAAGATTAAGACGGCTATCGAAGAGCAGACCAAGGTCGCTAGACGTCAGCAGGCTGACCTTCTTATTCAGGCCCGTGCGGCAGCGGAGGAGCAGGCTAACCTGATCCTGCGAGACAAGGCAACCAAGGACGCTGCTGCAACGCTAGAGAAGGAGCTGGACACTGCCGACGTGCAGCTATCCGGCCCGGAGACAGAGACAGTAGTCAGCACCAAAGCCAAGAAGCGCAAGCAGTTCGGGTTCGATACTAGCGGCGCATCGCTTGGTGACGGCGGGTCATACAGTCCCGGGGTTAACCTGTGAAGACCGCTGCGCAGTATTGGACCCAGATGGAGGCAGACAAGAGTATGCTTATGTCACGTGTGGAGAGACTATCTACACTGACACTTCCGCATATCTGCATCCCTCTTGGCATGCCGCATGAGACTACATCAATCACCAATGACTACAGCAGCATTGGTGCCCAGCTTGCCGGCCACATTACCAATAAGCTTGCCCTCACCTTGTTCCGTCCTGGCGTCCCCTTCTTCCGGCTCAACCCGGACAAGGAAGGCAAGAAGGCGTTGGAGGATCAAGGGCTCACTGCTGCTGCATTGGTCGATCCCCTGGCTACTGCTGAACTTGAGGCATGCAAGGAACTGGACAACGCGGCTATCCGCCCCAAGTTGAACCTGATCCTCGAACATCTTGTCGTTGCAGGCAACGTACTGATGTGCCTGGAAGATGACTTCGTCAGGGCCATGGGCCTGCGGTACTACTGCGTCAAGCGCAACTACCGTGGCGAGGTTGTCCGCATCATCATCAAAGAAGAGATGTGCAAGGACGAGTTGGAGGATGACATCCAAGGCTACGTCCCAGGCGCCAGCCCAGAGACTAAGGTCTGCTGGTACAAGCTGATCGAGCGCAAGAAGAAGCGCATGGTCATGACTCAGTGGGTTGGGGATGTCCTCCTGCCAGAGCAGTACAACGGTAATTGGTCAATAGAGAAGTGCCCGTACAAGGTATGCACCTGGGTGCTGCCTGACGAGAGTAACTACGGCATTGGCCTGTGCCAGTTCTACTGGTCTGACCTTGAGGTAGTGTCCTCTATGTCAGAGTCCGTAGTCAACGGTGGCATCCTTGGAACAGAGATGCGCTGGGGTGTAGACCCTACGTCACAAAGCCGAGCCGAGGATCTTAACAAGTCCAAGAATGGGGACTTCGTGGCGTGCCGCAAGGACGACATCAATCCCATCTACGGCGGCAACGACAAGGCAATCGCTACGGCTGACGGTATCCTGCAACGGGTAGAGCGTCGGCTTAGCCAGGGCTTCCTGATGCAGTCCACTGTCACTCGCAACGCAGAGCGCGTCACTGCTGAAGAGGTACGGATGCAGGCCCTGGAGCTGGAGACAACTTACGGCGGCGTGTACACCGGCATCGCCAAGGATGTGCAGGGTCCGGTAGCGGACTGGTGCATGAAGCGTGCTGGTATCAGCCTGGAGAAGACTGGCCTACAGGCCACAGTCATTACTGGCCTGGATGCCCTCACACGCAATGCTGAGTTGGAAGCACTCCGGGCGGCATTCTCTGACCTCGGTCTGACAATCAACTTGCCGGAGCCCATGCAACGGCGCATCAAGTGGAAGGCCCTTGGTGACTTCGTTGGTGCAGGCCGTGGTGTCAAGCTATCTCCATTCATCATGGATGACAATGAGTTCGCTGCAACACAACAGCAGGAACAACAAGCACGGGTAGCCGAACAATCCGCCATTGCTGGTGGACAAGCTGCCGCAGACTCAACTGTTGAACAAGGTACACAATGAACTTCCTGAACATCTTCCGCATCGTTCCCTTCCTCACCATGCTGTTCGCCATGTTCGAGGATGCGCCCGGCCCTGGCGGTGCTCCCATCGTGCCCGGCGCGGCCCCTGGCGGGGCGCCTGCTGCACCGAAACCAGAAGGGGGTACGGTTACCCCTCCCGCTGACGACGGGGCCGCGCTGACCCTGGAAGCGCCCGCAGCGAAGGCCGAGCCGGAAGTGGAATCTCCATATGAACCAACCGGTGATCCTGCCCTTGACCTTACCCTGTCATGGCTTGCAGCCAAGGGTATCGGTGCAGAAGACCCTGCCCTTGTCAATGCTCAGAAGGGGGACTTCGCTTTGCTGGAAGCAAAGCTCTCACTCATGGGCGACAAGGCCAAGGGATGGGAGACGTATCTCGCCCTGGGCAAGAAGGCGTACAACGACGCCAAGGTTGCAGCTACTGCTAAGGTAGCAGCCACCAAGGCAGATATCGTCAAGGTTGTTGGTTCCGAGGAGACTTGGAACAAGGTGCGCGAGTGGGCCGCTGCTGCTGTGGACACGGATGCAGAGCGTACTGCCATCAGCAACACGCTACGTGGCGGCGGCGTTGCAGCCAAGGCCATGGCCGTGTACCTGCACACCATGTTCAACAAGGCGCATCCTACTGGCCCAGCTAGCCCGGTCAAGGAAGATGCAGGCCATGGTCGCAATCAAGGCAGCACACCGATGACTGCCCGTGCGTACAGTGATGCTGTTGCCGCACTTGCCCGCACCTTGGGCCGTGATCCTACAGGGTCACCGGAGTATGTGGCACTTGGTCGCCAACGGGCTCAGGCCCGTGCCATGGGTTACTAAATAGTACCCGTATTAGATACCCTACCGGGTCGTTTCTTAAACCAACACAGGAGCCATCATGGCACTCGACGACGCATTCACCCTGATTCGACCCGGCCAAGCTAACGGCGCCGGGGATGTAAACGCTCAAGCTCTCGAAGAGTTTGGTGGCCTTGTGCAAGGTACGTTCGACCGCTTGTCGGTGTGCGCACCGCGCATCCCGGTCCGTAGCGTTCGTGGCACCAACATCGTGTCCAACTTCGCCGTGAGTAAGTCCACGGTCGGCAAGATTACCGTCAACGGCATCGCCCCTGACGCTACGTCGAGCAACAAGTTCGGCAAGTCCAACTTCACCATCGACACGACCATCCTGGCCCGTGCCGTGCTGCCGCTGCTGGAAGTCTTCCAGACGAGCTACGATGCCCGTGCCGAGATTGCCAAGGAGCATGCCAAGGAACTGGCGAAGCAGTACGACAGTACGTTCTTCATCCAGGCTACCAAGGCCGGCCAATCCACTGCCAACAAGTTCGGCGTCACTGCCGGCCTCGGCCTGGATGGTGCGAGCCAAGTCACCCTCGCCGGTGCCAGTGATCACCTTGACCCCTCGCTGCTCTATCAGTCGATCATCGACCTGATTACTGCTATGCGGCTCAAGGACGTGGACCCGGTTGCCGATGGCGTGATGATCGCCGTGTCGCCTACCGAGCTGGCTACCCTCTCGATGGCCGAGCTGATCATCAACAGCGAGTACGTCACCGTCAATGGTGTCACTCGTCCTGGCATGAAGCTCAAGGCTTACGGCGTGGACGTTGTGGATAGCAACAACTTCATCGGCGGCCAGAATATCTCGGGTCACCTTCTGTCGACCACTGCCAACAGCAATGCATATGACGGCGACTTCACGAAGGTCGTTGCTACCGCATTCGCCCCGGCTGCTCTGCTGGCGGGTGAGACGATTCCTCTGACCAGCGACCTGTTCTTCGACAAGGTCAGCAAGCAGTGGTTCATCGACTCGTGGCGCGCTTACGGCGTGATGCCCTCGGTTGTTCCTTTCTCGGGCGTGATTCTCAAGCCCTAATCCCTAGTGCAGGTAACGCACTAAACTGACCCCGCTCACTATAATAAGTCCTACCTCTACGGAGAGTGGGCAGTAGTGGGCGGGGTTTTTTTCGCTTGGAGAATACTATGCAAAGACTAGACGTACTTAACGAGTGTCTTGAGACTATGGGGCAGGCACCGTTGTCTAGCCTTGATGAGCGCCACCCACTCAAGGCCCCTGCCCTGGCGCGCCTCGCTGCGAAGAGCAAGGCTATTCAGTCCCGTGGCTGGTGGTTCAATGCAGAGGTAGTAACCCTGTCGCCAGACGTTAGTGGCAAGGTTATCTTGCCCGGAGACTGTCTTACTTTCCGCAGTGATACACACCGATACGCCAAGCGGGGTAATGTGTTGTACGACATGGACGGGGGCACTGACATCTTCACGCAGCCTGTCACTGGTATGCTGATCCGGGAGATAGACTTTGAATCTATCGAGGAGCAGATGGCAGAGTATATCGCCGCCGCATCGATCAAAGAGTTCCAGTTGTCCTTCGACGGGGACTCTGACAAGCAAGACAAGCTCAAGACTCGGGTAAACGACGCGCTGACTCTATGCAACGCAGAGCATACCCGCCAGATGAAAGAGAATGCCATTGCGTCCAACTACACAATAAACAGAATCCGTGGGTTTACGCGGCAACTAAACTTCTATCCGAGGTAATCACATGAAAGTCTCAGCACCTTATGAGTCACTCGTGCAAGGGGTATCACAGCAGGCGCCTGAGCTTCGTGGTCCCGGACGGATGACTGAACAAGTCAACATGATACCTGATCCTGTGTATGGCGTAACCCGCCGGCATGGGACGGTGTGGCAGGCAGATAAGAACACAACAGTGGCAGTAGCCAACAAGACTGCAGCATTTGCGGAAGTTGCTACTTGGCGCACACTCCCGTGCAACAACGGCACAGTCGATCTGGATATCCTATATCGCACGCATGCGGCAGTACCGGGGTCAGCTATCGATCCCATAGTGGCGTATGACCGCACCAACCAGAAGTACCTTACATACCGCAGGAACACTGTGGATACTGTACTAGACACGTGGCAAGCAGGTGGCGCCAGTGCGCTGGTCAGCGTAGGGAAGTACCTATTCTCTGCAGGCAACACCGTAATTCCTACTGCAACTACAACGGATAATTGGGGTAGTGTCAGCAATAGCCGCAAGGCTGCCGTTTGGGTAAGAGGCGGGGCGTATTCAAGGACGTTCACTGTTACGTTGCAGCACACTACGCTCGGCACAGTAGTGGTATCACACACAACCCCGTCTTCTGCTTATCCTGGAACCCTGGATACTTCCGGTGTCCCCCAATTCACGTTGGACTCAGCGGGTGGCACTACCACAGATAATGAGATAGGCTACACAAAGAAGGTTGCAGTATCTGTACCATGGGG